CGAGGCTGTCTGCGTGATCCGGTGGTGCCGGTTCTCAAATGCGATCTGGCCCGACTTCGATTCCTTGACGAACCCGGCCTCGGCCTCCTCGACCAGCCGCAGGGCGTCGATGGCCTTCTTCCGCGACATCCAGAACCGCGAGATCGTGGTCAGGCCCGTGTCCAGGTCGCGATCGTCGGCGGCATCCCAGCCCACATCATCTAGGATGTCCCCGACTGCCTGGTCCGTCCGTCGATTGGTCTGGCTCGCCAACTGGGTCTCGAACTGGTTGAGATAGCCCAGCGTTCCGAAGGCGGTCAGGGTCGCCGTCTTGCGACCTCGACTAGCCGGGGCGGGCTTGATGCGGTCGAGCTTACCCTGCCAGCGGACGCCATCGTTGAACGCGACCGGGAACGTGTAAGGGAACGACCCCGACCCGGCCTGGAGCTGGATCGACCGGCCTGGGACGATGTCGCCCGTCAGGGCCGAGGAGGTGTTGCTCGGCGAGTATTTCCCGGCGGTGTTTATCAGGACGGCGGAGAGCTTCCCGGCGACCGAGCGGCCTTGTAGGGCTGAAGCATAGTCACGCCCACGAGACCACGACAGCGACAGGGTGTCGCCGGTGATATCGTCGTTGGCGTCGGTGAAATCCCCGTCATTATTCCAATCGACGAGGAGGGTGTAGCTTCCCATTATCCTCTCGGTCGGAGCGGGCCAGCGATATCGGCGATCCCGATGTCCGCGGAAACGACCTCCTCGACATCGGACTCAGGGGCCGTCCCGTTCTGCGCGATCGCCAGTGCTGCCAGGGCCTCGTCCCGCTGCCGCTCGGCCATGATCCGCCGCAACTGCTCGGCTGCGAGCGGGTTCTGGGTCAGCAATGCCTGGAGATCGGCGTCGGTGATCTGCGGGTTCGTGATATCGGTCATTCTGACGACCCGTCCCAGGCGGTGCAGATCTCGCAGTCGCTGGCGTGTTGCCTAGCCGATGGGACCGTCGTCACCTCGGCGAGTTGTGCCGCCTTCGCGGCATCCGTCATCATATCGCCATATTCTTTGTAGCCGTTGGCCTCGGCCATCGCCGTCGTCACCGACCGCCGGAGTGCCGTCAGATGTTCGAGTAGGGCTTCTGTAGTGGTCGCCATATCATGCTCCTATGTCTTCCGTGAACTCCTCGATGAACCCGCCGCCGAGCATCTCGTCCAGTCGCCGCATCATCTGCTCCATCTGGATGCGTAACCCCCGGCCTGTCACCGAGTCCCGCGAGTCGAATATCCAGCGGCCATCGTCATCATGCGGCGAGAGGACAGTGACGTTACCGGCAGCATCGATCACTTTCATCTCTCCAGCCGCGCAGAAGAAACTCGCGCCGTTAGCGAGAGTCCCGGCTGGTGCAGTCCCGTTGAAAATGGAGATGATGTTAGTCCCCGCCGTGTCGGCGTGGGCCGTAGCAGCGGTCAGGGCGATACCATGAGTGTGCACCGTGCATTTCGTAGACCCGCCCTTTTGGAGCTGGAGATATCCCACGGCGTTGAGATTGAAATCGCTACTCGCGCCCGCCGACGAGATCGTCAGCCCGCCCGCGCCCGCGATCTCGAATCCTGACGCCAGGTCGAGGGTGGCGGCTCCGAAATCGTTCCCGGCTGCGCCGATGTTGGAGAGGCCGGGAGAGCGGCTCTTGAAATCGACCTCACCGTCTCCTTTGATGACCAGGTTCTGCTGCATGGAGCCAGCGTTGCGGGTCTCGACCTTGAAGCTGGCACTCGTCGCGTCAGCCTCCCAGACGCCCGCCAGGTCGACCATCGACTGCCCGGCTGTGTTGCCCTGGTAGTGGATGCTTGCCCCAACGCCATCTGCCGCCGATGTCAGGTTCCCCGGCGCGATCGCGATCTGCACCGAGGAGCCCGTCCTTATCACGTCCAGTGCAGCGAGTAGAGAGCTTGTCCGATTGATAGCAACCTTGTCCGCTGACGAGTCCACGAACAGGGTGCCGGAGTCCCAGTTCAGGTCGCCCGTACCGCCGGTCAGAGCGGTCAGGGTGCCGAGGCTCGTCAAACTGGACGCCGTCACGCCGGACGCGAGTGTCGACCCCGTCAGTGACCCCGCTGCCGCCGCCGCCGGAGCGGCCCAGGACGGAATCCCTGACGCGAGAGTGAGGACGTTAGTGTTAGAGCCAACCCCCAGCCGCCTCAACTGCGTGGTGGTCGAGGCGTAGATGATGTCCCCGACCGCTTGATCGGCAACGACGTGCGTCCCGACCCCCTCCCACTCGGCCTGCGTAAGCTCCGTCCCGACGGAGCCGTGTTTCAGCTCATTCGCCATGTCTGCTGCTCCTAGGCGGGTGCCAGGACACCCGAGAATCCGCCGCGCCTGACCCCGTCGGTGATCGCCTCGCTGACCTTCTCCTCGAAATCATCGAACCCATACGTTGGGCCGAGGATGTTGATAGTGATCCCTCCGCCCATGCCGCCCCGGCCCAACGGGACGACGGCCTCCGGGCCAGCCTCTCCCAGCATCGCCAGGGTCGGAGACCGGACGATGCCGCCAGCCGCCAGTGTCGGAATCTTCGGGATGGTTGGTAGTCCCGCGAACGGGGCAAAACTAAATCCAGGGACAGTTACGGCTATTGGGCCTTTGCCTATCTTCTTCTCCTCCCAGCCAAGCTCGACTTTACGCATGGCATCGAATAGGGCATTCACCGCGCCGATCACGGTGTTTATGATGCCAATGATCGGGTTCGCGATTGCCTTGACGACCGCCACCATCCCGTTCCAGATCGTCTTCCAGTTATCACGCAAGAAGAACAATGCCTTGAGTAGCGCACCGCCAGGGAGAAGCCAGCCGAGCTTGCTATTAAATACTGCCGAGAGTTTCTCCATAACTGTGTCGAATAGGGATTTAATCGTGTTCCAGACCGTTTCCCAGGTGGCCTGCACCGTCTCGACGATCTTGTCCCAGTTCTTGAAGATCAAAATAGCCGCAGCCACCGCCGCGACGATGCCCAAAATGATCAGGCCGATCGGCCCCATAGCGAAATTGAGCGCAGTCATCGCCGCCGTCTGGAGCCACGTCGCCGCCGTGGCTATCGTCTGGGACGCCGCCATCGCTGAGATACCGGTCGCCAGAGCCGGGGCCATGATCACGATCGGGCCGAGAGCCGTGGCGAAGCTACCGATGGGGGTGAGTGTCCCCTTGACCCTATTCTTCAGGATGTCGAACTTGTCCGATGTCGTCAGGGTCACCGCTCCGAGGTCGGCGACCTTACCCTCGGAGTCGCCCATCGCTTTCAGCATATCGTCGAGGCTGAATACGCCCTTATCTATTGCGTCCTTGAATCTAAGGCCGGACTCCCCGAACAGGTCCATCGCGATTGTGGTCGCCTCGGCGTCGGTCTCGGCGTTCTGAATAGACTCGATCATGGCCCTGAGTCCACCCTGGATATCAGTGACGCCTTCGTCGGTCAGTTTCTTGACTGCGGTATTAAGACCTCGCATCACCTTCGCGCTGCCGATACCAGCGGCCTCCATGTTGCCGATCAATGCGGTGGCTTCATCTAGCGAGAACCCCATAGCCTGGAACTGCGGTCCTAGCTTGACGACTATGTCGGCCAGCTTCGTCATCGGAACACCAACGGCCTGAGAGACCGCTGTTAATTTGTCGAGTTGGCTGCGGGTCTCCGAGGCCGGGACACCGAACTGCACCATGGCATCGGCGACCGACTTGATCATCGGCCCGACATCCTCGCCCATCGCTCGCGAGACGTCGAGGAACGCCTTCGTAACATCCTCCAGGGCTTCGCCCTCCAAGCCCATCTCGGTATTGATGTCCGCGATCGCGGCAGACACTGCCGCCGCGTCCTGCGGAACTTCGGCCCAGACGTCCTTGAAAGACTGGGTCAGCCCTTCCAGTTGCTCCCCGCTCGCACCGGTGCCAGCGGCGATCGTGTTCGTGGCCTCCTGGTATTCCTGGCCCAGTTTCGCCGCCGCTCCAGCGGCCAGCGTCAGGCCCCCGGCAGCCTTAGCGACGCCCCTCATCGCAGACCGGAACTTATCGCCCATGCCCTTGACGGACTTCTCGGCCTGCTTCGTATCGGCGTCGACCTTTATGGTGACGGTGTTAGCCACTCTTCTTATCCTCCGCCTTGCCCTCGCTCACGATTGCCAACATCCGCAATATCCCCACATCCTCGGCCATTAGCTGGGACGGCAGACAGCTATATCTCTGACAGATGCCGTCGACGATCTCGGCCAATTCTAACTCGGTCGGCTTCACGATCGGGCGACCGTCCTGATACGTCCCGCCCCGGACAGCCAGCCATCTGGCTATTCCGAGGCTGAGTCTTCCCCCGGCGTCGTTGCCGCCTCCGTCCATGCGCCCAACACCTTCGTTGCCAGCGTAGGAGGGAGAGACAGGAACCCCGACGCATCTGCCGGCAGCACCCTGCCGTCCTCATCCTCGAGGTTCCAGCTAGACAATATCTCGTCCCCGAACATGCTGAACGCCGACCGGAGATCGTCCGGGTTGGAATCAGTAGCTCCGGCCAGACTCTGGAGATCGAGGAAAGTCTTTAGATCGACGTCTAACCGGGCCTCGATGTGGATACCGGAATACTCCGGCTCCGAGAACACTAGGATCGCCCGACGCCTCTGGATGACGAAGGGCTTGACCCCGTTGACGTTCTGGACTACCACTAGACTGTCGACCATGCCGGGACGGTGCCGTCTGCGAGGTTCAGGGTTACGCTCCAGGTCAATGCCCCGTCCGACCCCCTGGTGATCGCGTAACTCGCCACCTGCATTTCCATCGCCAGCTTCGGGTTGCTTGAGGAGTTCCCGCCGACCCGCAAGTCGAACGTCCGAGTCCCGGTGCGGGTCTTGAATACATCGTGCGACTTGTTCGACGCTGCATTGAAAAACCCGTTGAGGGACACGTCTCCGTCACTCATGCCCGTGATCCGTTCCCGCGCCGACTTGTCCAGGCCGGTGGTCTCAACAAGCTCCTGCGCGATGTTTATCCCGTAGTCCCCGATGTCATTGCTGATGTCCCTAGCGGTCCCGCCGGAGTCGTCCACCGCAAGGTAGTCGCCCAAACCAGTCTGCTTCGCCATGATTTCGACCTCCTATAGTCGCGTGAATCCCACCGCAATCTTCGCGTTGGAGAATGTCCCCGTCGTTGTGACCTTCAGATACCGAGCAACCGTGCCGGTCATCACCAACCTCTCCGATGTCGGGGCGGCAGCTGCAGCGACAGTCGAGAAGTTAACTATGTTTGTATACGATCCACCGCTGGAGGTGGATTCTTGAACACTTACCGTGACACTGCCAGAGGCAACGCTAAACACTTGCAGATATCCGGCCCCGCCGTTAGACGTTGCCGCGCCACCATCAACAACCGTTCCCGATCCAGCCGACGAATGTGTGTCATCATGAGCGGTCAGCATGACACCGAACTCTAGCCCTGATCCGTCCGAGGTCGTATAGGTTGCGTTTGCCGAGATCGCAGACCCAGGGGAGCGGGTCGTCGTGTATGTCCCCTGTTTACTGAC